AGAGTTATAACGTGTCTATAACGTTGCTAACTCCCTCGTTGTGTAGCATCAAGAACGTAACACCTGTCTCAGTGTCGGTTACTGTTGATACTATACTAACCTCAGACTTAACCCACTTAGTGGATACTGCGCCTGAGCCTCCAACAAAACTGAAGAAAATCTTCTCAGTCTTTGGATTCTTAACGATATCTATTTTAGATACGTTGTGTTCAGCCTTAAATTGGCTGATAGTTCTTGGATTGCTGAATGATAATTCTGCCATAATCTCTGTGTGTTTACCAAGCCGGGTTAGTCCAACTTGCCAAAACTGACACGGGCGTTCAATGTTACCTGCCCACCGTAAATATCTCCACAGCCAAAAAAAATTATAATAAAAAAAATACACTGTATAAATAGTCTCTAAAAACAACATGTTCATTTCGTCCTCTCATAACACATTGATTAGTAATGACATCAATAGGCAAAGTATAGTATAATATATATCCATACTTTGGTAATTAAATTCCCTAAGTATCAGTGAGTTACAACCGACCAAGTTGAACATGTTTGTTTTATTGGATAATGTTCATATATTTGAACCGATGAAAGAAGTAGAAATAATACCGTCTTTAATTAGAGATTTTAACAGGGTAAAACAAGCAATTGATTACACTGGTATAAATAATGGTAGTATTCATATGTCTGACATAGATGCATTCTTAGAGTTTGATGATACGCATTTAGTATTGTTTGAATTTAAGTATAAAGATAACACATTACCGTATGGCCAAGAGTTAGGACTTACTAGAATTGTAAATAGATGGGGTAAAAATGGTATACTATTTAGAGTATCTCATAATGTACCGGCTAATGAGCCTCTTATATCTATGATTTCTTGTAAAATAACTGACTATTATCATAATGGTAAGTGGAATGTGTCTAAAGAACAAGATGTAGTAAAAGTATTAAATACTTTAGGCCTACATTGGAACCTAAAAAAATTAAAATTCTAATGAGTAAACAAGTACCTGATTCACTTAAAGGAGCTAAGTCTCCATTCTTAGAAAACCTTACTATTCCTGTAATAGCTAAAAGGATTACTGAGGATACTGTGACTATAGGTAAGGTAAAGGTAGAAGATGGTATAGTTATTTCCACTGGTCCAGTTAATAAGATAACTAAGGGATTCGTTATAGAGAAGGATAGAAAGGTAGAGTTGTATTATGAGAATAATAAGGAAGACCTAAGACCTGTATATTCTGCTATATCTAAAGAAGGTAGAATGTTATTAGATTATATACTGTTCTATGCGCTTAGAGAAAACAAGTTATATTGTTACATTGACGGAAAGGATTTTATGGAGAAGTATTCTATTGCTTCTCGTACTACTTTCTGGAACTGTAAAAAGAATCTAATAGATTTAACTTTTATATCTGCTACTTCTTGCCAAGGCTGGTTTTGGATAAACCCAAGATTTATGTTTAAAGGGTATAGAAGTAAACTTGTAGAACTACAACCAAATTTAAAATATAGTAATGAATAAACCGACTAGTAACACTGAGTATACCAAAATGATGAAAGAACGTTACAGAAATTATGTACTTCCAGCTTACCTGGATACGCCACAAAATAATAACCCTACTACTGTCCTAGAATTAGTACATGATACCTTTTTACACAATTCTGTAGTAGGTAAAATGAATAAGGAAGAGGCAATAGATTCTGCACTTGAGCATTTTAAGTGTAATTCCAAAATGAAAACCCTATATAAAAACAAATACAAATAACATGACAAGAGACGAAAAATTAGTAATACTAACTGAGTTAGTAAAAGAAGATGCTATCACATTAGAAGAAGCATTTGGTTTAGCTGAAGATTGCGAAATTGAGATTGGTGAGTTTGATGACGAAGATGAAGAAGAAGAGGATGAAATAGAAGAAACAGTATCTTCTATTGATGATGTTATCGCTAGAATCCAAGCTAAGATGAAAGAGCTAGACAAGCAAGTTACAAAGAGTGAAAACAAAACAGAAAAGTTTATGACTTTTACTGAGTGGTTAGCTGACAAACAAAAAGAAAGTAAAAAGAAATAGTATGACAACACATAAGACAACGCAAAAGTTATCTGTTGGACCTGATGGCCAATTAGAGCAAACAACCAAGTTTAAAGCTGTAGATAGTTTACCTACATTTAAAGGTAAGCCTACTAGAGGTTTAGTATTTGTACAACAACTTAGTAATCAAGAAATTGTTACTAAATCAGGTATAGTATTACCTTCTATCTCATCACATGAGACTAGAGTATTAGTAGTATCAGTAGCAGACGATGTAACTGAGTACAAAGTAGGAGATGTTGTAGCAATGTCTTTAGGCCATGGTAATCCTCCTATCTATATGATTGAAGGTGAGCCTATTACTCCTGTATACCCATCTACTTTGATTTGGATATACGATGAAAAGATAACTGATTACAGATAATGGAATTCCATACTATAAAGTTAGAGGGTAGAGAACTTAAACTCTACAAAACTATTTCTACTGCTAGACAACCTGAAGAAACTCAAGAAGAATATAAGATGAGAAAAGCTTTTGTAAAACAACAGCTAAAAGATAGGAAACAAAAAGGCGTAGATTATAGGTATGGTAATTAAATTAAAGGTAGATATAGATGAAATCTTTGAAGTACAAAGTTACCATAGAGCTAAATATAAAGAACATGGCTTGGAAATAAAAGATTTTATCTATATTTGCAATAATTACATTATGTATATAATTGAGTTATGAGGGAACAATTCACAGTAGATTACTTACTGTTAAATGGTTGGGTAGAAAGCACTCTTAAAGAAGGGATGTATAGATTCTACACAAAAGGCGTGTTTAAAATACGTACGCGTAGAAACATGTTTCCTTTAGAAATCGAATTGTTTAAAAACAATGTTCTAATTATGGCAAGTTATATTCCTACTGTAGGATTTTGGAAATTTAAAACTAGAAAACTAAATGAGAGAAATCTTTAAACGCGCAGCTAAGGAATTAGACATGCCCAAAGCACTAATAGAAGAAGTATGGCAAAGCCAGTTTGATTTTGTTTTTAGCCAAATGAAAGAAGACCATGGTAAATTAGATGCTGAGTCTATTAAGTTACCAGCATTTGGTACATTTAATTTAAATGTAGCACAATTAAAAATATACCAAGCAGCAGTTGCCGCTAAAGCAGCAGCAGCTAATCCCCCAACTGAAACTGAAGCATAAATTACATAAAAATGAAAAGTATAGACCCAAGAGCATTATTACCAGAATTGCCAAGATTAGGCATTGAAGTTCAGCTACTTACAGTTATAAACGAATGTTTAAAAACTCAAATAGACGCTAAACAATTAGACCAGCCTTACGAACAAGGCATAATAAACGCTTGTAATAATATTATAGGCAGGTACGTAGGAAAGTTAGATATGATAACTTCCGATGGCCATTTGATAGAAGGTTAAACCAAATTCAAATTATGAGAAGATTCAAAAGACTATTTTTTGATATCGAAACTAGTCCAAACATTATGTTTGCTTGGACTGCTGGGTATAAGTTAAATTTACCACCTGAGAACATTATAAAAGAACGCGCTATTATGTGCATCTGTTATAAATGGGAAGGAGATAAACAAGTACATTCTTTAGAATGGAAAAAGGGAGACGATAAAAAACTTCTTGTAGATTTTATGAAGATAATGAATACTGCAGATGAAGTAATAGGACATAACTCAGACAACTTTGATATTAAGTGGGTGAGAACCAGATGCTTATATCATGGTATACCTGCTATACCTGATTACTCTACAGTAGACACATATAAATTAGCTAAAAAGTATTTTAGATTTAACTCTAATAAATTAGATTACATATCTAGTTTTTTAGGAGGAGGACATAAATTACATACTGGCTTTGCTTTATGGAAAAGTATTGTGTTAGATAACGATGTAAAAGCCATGAAGAAAATGGTTACATATTGTAAAAAGGATGTAGTACTGCAAGAGAAAGTATATCAAAGAATGAAAGAGTATACTAATCACAAGACCCATATTGGTGTACACGGAGGCAATGATAAAGCAAGTTGTCCAGAATGTGAATCAGAAAACGTTGTAAAAAGAGGAATACGAGTTACTGCAGCCGGCACTAGATTTTATAGACTAAATTGCCTAGATTGTGGCAAGTGGTACCAAATAGCATTTTCAACATATAATAAACTTATAAGAACTAAAGAAAATTTAATAAAATGGATTTAATAAAACTAGAAATTTTATGTAAGGTAGAAGACGAGAACGGTAAAAGTTCTGCGTATAATGATTTATTACAAGAGCTAAATATAGAAGCTCAAACAGAAGAAGAAGAATATCATTGGCAAGATATGTGGTTTAATTCTACTATCTTAGCCCAAGAAGTATTTTGTTTTACAGCTAGAAAGAAAAATCCTGAGCATTCTGTAGTAGAATTCTATGATGCAAGGAATCTAATAGTAAATCTACCAGTAGATAAATTGATTGAAGCGATACATGCTGCCGCAACAATTTAATTTATTAGGACATACTATCACAGTAAAGATAGATAATAAGTATTGCCAAGAGAATGAATGCATAGGACGCTTCATTCCTTGGGATAATACTATTATGCTAGCAACAAAATATAAAACAGAAAAGACTTGGAGGAGATATAAACCTTCTATAATTGAACATACTTTTCATCATGAGTTGATGCATTGTATATTATACTATACAGGTTACGAAGATTTATGGTTAAATGAACCATTGGTAGATTTATTAGGAGGCCTATATCACCAATACGAAACAACGAAAATAGAAAGAAATGAAGTTATTAATATTAAATCAAAATCTTGAAGCTGAACCTGCTCCAGAAATAAGAGACATAGAATGCTTTAGAAAGATAATAATCAGAGACAGAGACAAATACAAAAAAACAGTCAAGAAAGAATTATGCTATATATTTAATATGGCAGATAATGATTCTAAATACGCACATTTTCCTGAAAAAGAAAGACATGTTGTCTTAGCTAAAGATATATTCCAAGATAATACCTGGAAAACAGATGATAGTATTAATGAGTGTATAGAGACTTATAAAAAACTAACTGTTACCCCTTCAGAAAAGCTAGTTATTACCCTTAATGAAACTATTCATAAAACAGATAAGATTATTAAGGCTCTAATTGAACAATTAGAAGAAAACCTTACTAATGAAACCCATAAGGAAAAGTATATTAAGATGGGAAACTCTGTTAAAACAGGAGTGCAGATAACTGTAGATGATATAAACGCTTTAATGGATGTAGGAAAGAGAGTGCCGCTTATGTTAGGTGAACTTGAAAAACTACAAGATAAGATTAGAACAGAAAAACAGGCGTCTTCTAAAGTACGTGGAAGTTTAACTATTAGTGAGAGAGAAAGATAATGTTTGATTTAGACTTAACACATGTAAATACAGAATACTTTCGTCAACCTGCTTTAGAGTGGATAAAGAATTATAGAAATACTGGAAATGGTTTTTATATAGATGCTCCTAAACATTCTTACGAGTGGACAAAGTATTGGGACGAGCAAGAATATTATTGTAGAGAAGGTTATTCTGTAGGAGGTATAAAGATTACAGGTGAACATTACTTTTACTTAAACTTTTGCCAAATACAATTAAAAGACTTTGGTTATGAAGTAGTTAAAACAAAAAGAAAGGTAGAAAAGAAAGTAACATTTCCTGATTTTTGGGATTCAGATTGGTTTTACTTTACAGAATGCGGATTAGCTAGAGAAGCAGGACAACATATGTTAATTCTTAAACCTAGAAGGAGAGGATATTCATATAAGAATGCGGCCAAGTGCGCTTACAACTATACTTTTTATAAAAAATCTACATCACTTATTATAGCAGAACAGTCAGGGTACTCTGAAGAAACAATGGGTATGGCTGTAAACTATTTAGATTTTTTACTTAAATATACCGATTTCGGTAAGAATAGACAATTCTTAAATAAACCTGCTGAAGTAGTAGAGGCGTCTTACCAAGAGATAATGCCAGATGGCACTAAGATTAAAGCTGGGTATTTATCTAAGATAATGTCACTTACTTCTAAAAATAATCCTAACGTAGCCAGGGGTAAAGATGCTAACGTTATTTTATTTGAAGAAGCAGGAACATTTACAAATTTAAAAGCAACTTACAAAGCAGCTCAACCTACTGTTGAAGAGGGACTAGGCGTATCAGGTCAGATATTTGTATTTGGAACTGGAGGAGATTTCTCTGGAGGTATGGTGGATTTTGATGATATGTTCTATAATCCTGAGCCTTATAACTTTAGAAGTTATGCAAACATCTGGGAAGATGGTATGGAGTTAAATAGAATAGGTTATTTTTTACCTGACTATTATTCTAAAGGTGGATTTATTACAGCTAAAGGTGAATCTTTAGTTGATGAAGCTAAACAAAATATAGATACTAAAATAGAAACTTTAAAAAGAACTTCTAAAGATGCTAACGCAGTAGATTCTTTTTTAGCAGAATTTCCAAGGACTCCTAAAGAAGCTTTTATTAAAGCATCAAGTAATATATTTCCTAAAGCTGAACTTAACGCGCAGATTAATTATATTAAATCTTCTAAGATAGATTCATCTTTAGGAGTATGTGGTATATTGTCTGATACAGAAGAAGGTATAAAATTTGAACCTTCAGAAAAGGTTAAACCAATTGATTCGTTTCCACTTAAAAAAGATTCTGATAGAGAAGGTTGTTTTATACAATACCAGGGCCCTTATAGAGATAATGGTAGAGTTCCAGATAATTTATACTATATTGGGCATGACCCTTATGGTGTAGATTCAAGTAAAGGAGAATCTTTAGGTTCACTATTTGTACTTAAACAAGCTAATAATTTATCTCAGCCCGATGACTTAATAGTTGCAGAATATGTAGCACGCCCGTCTGGTGGCCAGGATGAGTATAATAGAATTATGTTTATGATAGCTAGATATTACAACTGTAAAGTAGGATTTGAAAATGACAGGGGAAATGTAATACAGTATGCTAGAACACATAAGTTATTAAGTTGGTTACAAGACGAGCAAGATATTTATGATAAAGGCGAAAAAGTATCTAACGGTTTAGGTAGAAGTTACGGTATGTCTATGTCTAATCTTAAAAAGAAACAGCAAGGGGCTTTGTATCTTAGAGATTGGTTACTAACAAAAAGAGGAATAGATGTAAATGGTAAAGCAAAATTAAATTTAAATCTAATTTATTCTGTACCTTTGTTAGAAGAACTAATTAAATTTGATTATGATGGTAACTTTGATAGAGTATCAAGTTTACTTATAGCAATGTACTATCAAAAACAAATAGCCCCTAAAGGAATAGAGGTACCTAACTATGTTTATAATACTGATTCTTTTTTCAGTAGATTTCATTCGTTAGGTAATATGGAAAGTAATTATTAAATTTGTAACCAAAATGGAAGAAGCTAAATCAACAGGATTTTTTAACATACCAATTCAGACTATAAGTTATAAAGACAAAATAGCTAAGAATGACCAATGGGGTAAGAACTGTATAAAAGCATTTATAAACCTTGCATCTTTTTCTAACTCTTCTTATAAAGTGTACCTGAAAAAGTTATATGACTATTATAATGGAGTAATAGATTCAAAAGATTACACGTCTTTTTTATCTCCTTATGGTACTCAACGTACTGGTATCCCAAATCTTATAAAAAACTATCCTATTATTAAACCTAAGATAGATTTACTAAGAGGAGAATTTGCTAAGAGAACAGATAACTTTTCAGTTGTAGTAAGTAACCCGGATGTTATTAATAAGAAAACAGAAGAAAAAAATAAACTAATTCAACAAACTATAGAGCAAATGTTTGTTAATGAGCTTAATGCTCAAGGTGTACCTACAGGTCAACCTACAGAAGAAACTCAAACTCCTGAATACGTAGCTGCAGAATTTGAATCTACATATAGAGATAAACGCGCTATTTTAGGACAACACTCTTTAGACTTTTTAAAGAAGTACTGTAAAATAGAAGAAAAGTTTGACCTTCAATTTTTAGATTTTCTTACAGCAGGTGAAACATATTCTTTTAGAGATGTTATTTCTAATGAAGTAGTATACGAATGCGTTAACCCTTTAGATATAGATTACGATAAAGACCCTGATATTCAATTTGTTGAAGATGCAGACTGGATTTGTAGAAGAAAATACATGACTGTATCTGGTATAGTAGATTATTTCCAAGGGGATGACCCTCTTTCAGGAGATGAAATTGCTGACCTAGAACAATCTGCTCCTGTAAACGCAGAATGGTTTATTCCATTTGCACAAATTCAAGATAGACAACAACCTTTTAAATCATATGGAAGACTTTTAGAAGTAATCCATCTTTGCTGGAAGTCTCGTAAAAAAGTTGGTATAGTTACTTTTATGGATGAGTATGGCCAAGAGCAATTACTTGACGTAACTGAAGATTACAAAGCAGGGCCTGATGAAAAAATAGAATGGCATTGGGAAAATGAATTCTGGGAAGGTTATAGAATAAACAATAAATATTTTAAAAAGATACGTGCTATACCTGTGCAAAGAGGTTCATTAGACAATGGTTCTAAATGTAAAGCTCCTTATAATGGTAGAGTAATGTCTAATAGAAATTCTAAAAATGTATCACTTGTATCTTTAGGTGTACCTTTTCAGGTACTTTATAATGGTATACATTATAGAATGGAATTGGCTATTGCTAAAATGAAAGACCAGATGTCTCTGTTAGATGTTAATATAATACCTAAAGGTTGGGACACTGATAAATTTTTAGATTACTTAGACCTTACTGGTATAGGGTTTGTAGATTATAATAAAGAAGGTGTAAGATTTAATGCTCAACATCAGACTTCTATTAAATTAGCATCAGATACTATACAAGCATATATGGGATTATTAACTCATATAAAAAGTGAGTGGGATGATGTATGTGGTATATCTCGTCAAAGAGAAGGACAAGTATCTTCATCTGAAACTGTAGGTGGTGTAGAACGTGCTGTAGTACAATCTTCACTTATTACTGAAATGTACTTTAGAATGTTTGACCAATTTAAAGAAAGAGAATATCAAGCATTATTAGATTACTCTAGACTTGCTTGGATTAATGGTAAAAAGACTTCATTTGTACATCCTGAGTATGGTAATACTGTATATATGGATTTGGACCCAGAATACTCTGAAGCTGAATTAGGAATCTTTATGTCTAATTCTACTAAAGATATGCAGAAGATGCAAAAGTTAGAACAGTTAACACAGGCTATGGCTCAAAACGGTACACCTGGTTCTACTATTGCTGAAATAATTGAACAAGAATCTTTTGTTGAAATTAAAAACGCATTACGTAAAGCTGAAGCTAAAGCTCAAGAATTCCAACAACATATGGAGGAAGTTAAAGGCCAACAGCAAGAACAAGCAATGCAAGCTGCAGCTGAAGCTCAAGATAAGAAACATCAGTATGATTTAGAACTTATAGATAGACAAGGATATTGGGATTTACAAAAAACTCAACTTACTGCTTTAGGTATTGATGAGGGAGAAAATAGTAAAGATATTCTTGCACAAGCTAAGTTAGGATTTGAGCAAAGTAAGTTTGAAGTAGAGTCTCAAATGAAAGATAAAGAGATATCAGCTAATCAATACAATGATGATAAACGCATGGCTCACGAGAATCTTATGAAAGATAAAGAAGTTGCTATAAAAGAAAAAGAAATAGCAGCTAAAAAAGATATAGCAAGTAGGAAACCTAAGAGCTAAGTGTAATATAATATAATTACAAGAATAAAGAAGAAATAAAAATATTAAAAGAATAAAAATAATTTTAATTTTGAAATAGAAAAATGGAAATAAAAGGAACCGATTTTGGAGATGACTTTTTAGAGTCCCCAATCAAAGAAGAACAAATTCCTGTAGAACCAGTAGTAAAAGCTGAGAAAAAAGGAAAGGTTGAAAAACCAGTAGTAGAGGAAAAAATCATAGAAGATAAACCAGAGGTTGAAATCGATGATGAACCTGTTAAAACAAAAGGAACTAAAGAAGCTCCTGAACCTGAAGAGGAAGAAGAAGAAGTTACTGAGGGATTAGTAAATGCTTTAGCTGCTAAGTTAGGTTATGAGTTTGGTGAAGATGAAGAGTATGAAGAAACTGAAGAGGGTCTTGTACAATTTATTCAAAAGCAACAACAAGTAGGAGCTCAAGAAATAGTTGAGAATTACTTTAATAATGTACACCCAAAAGGTGGAGAGTTTTTTGACTTGATTAATATGATTTCAGATTTATCTGAATCAGAACAAGGAGATATAATTGAAGAGTTTTTTAAAGGCAAGAGTCCTGAGTTAGATTATTCTTCTGTTAATTTAGAAGATGAGAATACTCAGAAGTCAGTTTTAAAAACATTCTATAGAGCTAGTGGCTTTAGTGATGAACAAATAAATAAAAAACTAGATAAGTTTGAGATTGCAGGAATGTTAAAAGATGAAGCTGAAGAAGCATCTGAACTTTTAGCTAAAATGCAAAAAGAAGAATCTAAACGAGTTATAGAAAGAGAAAAACAAGAACAGATTCAAAGAAAACAACAAAACGACAAATACTATAGTGCTCTTAGACAAACTATAGAATCAGGTAAAGTAAATAATTTTACTATCCCGGTTAATGAGAGAAAAGCTATATTTGAATATATAGCTAAAGGGGATGCCCTTAATAAATTAAACGAAATGTGGAGTACTATTGAAGGTAGAACTCAATTAGGATTGCTGTTAAAAAATGATTTTAAACTTGATAAGTATATAAATCAAGCAGCAAAGACACAAGTTGTAACTGGTTTAAGAGATAAACTTAAAGCAGGTGCAGCTAGATTAAAATCTTCCGACCCTAGAAGTAATACCTATGATAATGATTGGGATGACGGGGAAGTAAGTTATGCAAGAAAGTAATTAAACTTTAAATAAATAAAACAAACAAACATGGCAATTTTTAAATTAACCCCTGATGTTATTTGGAACGAACAAGGTAAAACCAATGATAATTCGTTACAACGTCAGTTATTGTTGAAACCCGAAAAATTAACTCCAGTATTAACTTACCTAATGGGTCAAGAAGATGAAAGATTTCCTCTTTCTTTCTTAACTGAAGGTATGCAAAACACAATGGAAATTGAGGGTAACGAATTTGAGTACAACATCATTGGTAGATTATATTCTCCAGTAATGTTAGCTGAATCATTTACTACTTCTACTCAACCGGGTATTGGTTTCACTCCTTTTAAACTAGTATTTTCTGAAAGAAGATTCGCTAGAGATTACATGATTTTCACGCCTAATGGCTACCAAATCCGTGTAACTGAAGACCCTATCCAACGTGGTACTAACTGGGAATACACTTTTGTATTAAACGCAACTAATGCAAGTGAATTTGTTCCTGTAACTGAATTAGTAGCAGGTAACTTGTTCTCACAAGCATTTGCTCCTGTAGCTTCATTTGGTTCAACTGGTAACGAAAGTTTCGCAGCTGCTCCTGGAACTGTAAGAGGTCAAATCACTACTATCCGTAAGTCTTTTGCTTGGGAAGGTAATGCAGTTGAGCGTACTATGACTATGCAAGTTCAAACTGACAAAGGTACTACTAACTACTGGTGGGATTTTGAAGAATACCAACACATGATATCATTTAAATTAGAATGTGAAATGTTATATTGGTACGCTAAAGATAACCGTGATGATAGAGGTATTATTACTTTGAAAGATAAGAATGGTATTGCTATTCCTATCGGAGATGGTTTGTTAGAGCAAATTACTAACAAAGATACTTACGGTATCTTAACTACTCAAAAAGTTAAACAAGTAGTCCGTGATGCTTTGTATGGTATGTCTGATGCGTCTAAAAAATCTATTACTTTATTTACAGGTGTAGGTGGAGTTGAAGAATTTGATAATGCAATGAAAGATGATTTAGCTTCTAAAAGCTATATTAAATTAGATGCAGGTAAATTCGTTTACGGAACTGGTCGTAACTTAGAGTTAAGTGGTTTCTTCTCAACTTACCAACATATTGATGGTCATACAATTACTATCAAGCGTGTAAACTTGTTTGATGACGGTCCCAAAGCATTAGCTTCTCCTAAGCATCCTATCTCAGGATTACCTTTAGAGTCATATCGTATGGTATTTGTTGATACTTCAACTTACAACGGTAAACCTAATTTAATCATGATTAACAAAAAAGGTCGTGCAATGATTAGACGTGTTGTAGCAGGTATAAATGAATTACCTTCTGATTTCAAAGGTAACGATTTTAGAGCTTCAGATAAAGATGCTTCAAGCATACATTTATTGAAAGCTTCAGGAATTGTACTTAGACGTTTTAATACATCTATTGATTTACAATGTAATTTAAGCTAGTAAAATAGCAATCTATTTTTAGAAAGGGTCTTGGGTAACCAGGCCCTTTCTGAAAATATAAATCCAAGAAGGAGAAACGGAACGTTTCCTTTAGCGGCCAGGGAATTCTTTGGTAATACGCCTGCCGCAAGGCAGTTTATATTCGCGCAAGTGAATATAGTCATTTAGAAGTTAAGGGCGAATTGTATAAGGCGTTTTTTGAGACTACGGTCAAAAAATAGTAGAAACTCCTTTTTGGTTTTTCAAAAAATTATAAGAAACTAAAAGAAAAAAAAGAAATAATGAAAAAATTTGTAACAATTTACAGAAGAGAATCTGCTGCTAGACTTCCACAGGAAATCAAAGACGGAGCAGTATTAAAGTTAAGTTCAGGAATTACCTCTAGTGGAATACCATTAAAAGGAATTACAATTGAAGAAGAAGAAAAGTTGTTACCAACTATTGTAGGAGTTCCTGCAAACCATATTGATTTTTTCAGTAAGGTAAATACTTGGTATAATAATTTATCAAAACCTGTTACTAAAGAAGGTTTAAAATTAAACATCTCAGTAAGTGCAGCTAGCGGAATGCCAGAAGCTCCTATTGATTATTTACTTTACAAACGTGCTTTAGTTGATAGAAGAGTAGCTAAGAGCAAACAGTTATTATTATCTGACCAGTTTTTTACATTTTATATAAATGATGAAACTGAAGAACAAGATAAGAAAATTGCTTCTTTAAGAGAAAAAGAAACAGCTCAGAAAGAATACTTTAAAGTTAAAGAAAGTGAAGTTTTAGTAGATTGGATTTTACAGGTATACGCTCAGTCATTGGGTGAAAAAACCTCTAAATATGGTAATCTATCTAAAGAAGATAAAGATTTAATACTTGACAAAATGGTAACTACGTTGCCTAAGATGTTTGTTAATCTTGCACAAGATAAAGATTTAGAATTAAAAGCTGAAATCTTATCAATGGTAGATTACCAGGTAATTACAAAAGCAGGTAATAAATTTATAAATGGTACTGAACCAATAGGAGATACATTAGATGAAGCAATTGCTTATTTTAAATCTGCTAAAAATCAAACAGTTTATGTTCAACTTAAAGCTAAATTAGAAGCTTTAGGATACAAAATAAAAAAAGAGAAAAAACTAAAAGATGCTAATTAAAGAATGGCACACACAACTTCAACAAGAGCTGAATAAAATAAATTCATCTCTTTATGATGTGCTACTATCCCAAGAAATAGATATTGCTTTCAATAAAAGTATTGAAATGTTTATCAATCAAAGGTATTCTGCTAAGTCAAACAGAAAGCAAGAAGGTTTTGAAGCGTCTCAAAAAAGAATAGACGATTTAAAATCTCTTGTTACTGTTTACAAAGCACCTGCTATATTGGGTAGTAATTTCGATAATTCATTTAGTTATGACCAAAGAAGTCTATTTATACTTCCACAAGATTACAGATTTAAAGTAGCTACTAGGATTAATAGTGCTATTAAAGATTGCAATGTAGCTTTTAACCCTGCTACTACTGCTCAAACATATTACGTTTACGGATTTGATTTATCATCAATAACTAATTATGCTACTTTTTCTGTTAGAACTAAAACTCCTGCAATTGTAATTTTAAATGCAAATAGCGGATTAGGTAGCTATACAACAGAAGATTTTGGCGTATTTAAAAATATAATAGTTGACGGGTTAAATAAATATTACCCTCTTACAAAACCAATTTACTTTGAAACTTTTTACACCTACACAAATAAAAATTATTTATATATCGTATATACAACTCCACCGTCTGACGCAGAAAAGTTACAATATTTTAATGGTAGTACTTGGATAGACTTTACTTTAATGTCTACTATATCAGATTTAAAATATCCTACTTCAACAGTTTATAATATATCATCTGACAAACAAGTTTCTCATGATGATGTATATGCTTTACAGGCAGACCCTTTTAGTTTTACTAACGCGGACTTTCCTTTATCGTTTTTTGAGAACAATTATTATTACACATTATATGACAAATTAAATTTTGTTGTTTCTGAAGTAGAAATGACATACATTTGTAAACCTAAAACTGTGTCTCTTTTTGGAAACATAAGTAGTGACTTACCAGACTCAACTCACCAAGAGATTATTAGCATGACTGCTCAATATTTCTTAGAAGAATTTGAAGCAGGTAGAGTACAAACTCACAAAGAAACAGTTTTAACAACCGAGTAAATTTTTCTTAATTCTAACAAATAAATAAACAAACAAAAAAAACAAAATGGCTAAACATGTATTAGTTCACAAAACAAGTGGTTCTTTAGGGTCACAAGCAGCGAACCCTTCAGTAATAACTGATGGTGATATCGCATTGTATAATGGAAATACTTCAGCGCCTTTGGCTGCTGCGTATAGTGGAGGAGTAATTCCTTTCTTTTATGCACAAGGAGTTCCATCGGGAAGAAATGCAAGACTTTCTCCTATTATTAAAGCAAGTGCAGTTAAAAGCATAACTAAAAAAGTTTATGCTGCTACAGTTCAACCTATCTTAATTGCTGGTTATCAAGGTAGCGGTGCATTAACTTTAAACTTTTTAGCTGCTTCAGGCTCAACTACTGTTCCTTACGGAATGAAAATTGAAAACTTAGTAACTAACGTTCCTCCATTTCCTAAAGCATATGCTCAATTTACATTGACTTCTGCTAAAGGAGCTGCTAACCAAAACCCAGTTTATGTAGCTGACCAATTAGTAAAAGACTTAAACAGTCAATTAGTAGTTATGCCTACTATTGATGGTGGTCAATTTGCTAATGTTGACGTATTATCTGATTTAACTTTAGCTACTGCTCCTCAATCAGCTGGAACAACTCCTACTTATGCAGTTACTAACGGTAGTAATGTTTTAACAATTACTGCAGGTGCTGCGGATTTAGCTCTTAATGCAGGTACTGCATCAGGATGCTGGATTAGAATTGGTGGTTCTGCTGCTACTTTTCCTGTTTACCAAATTTTAAGTGTAGCTACTACTACTAGTACTGCTACAATTACTTTGACTAGACCTTTTGTTGGAACAACTGCTACAGGTGTTGCAATTGCTAATTTAAAAGTTGGTGCTTCTGCTTCAGTATTACCTACTTCTAGTTCTTTAGCTGGTATTAAAGTAACTGTTACTGGTAACTATTTTACTGGAAACAGCTATGCTGCTAGTAAGCCTAACACTAACGTTAACATTCCTTTATTAGATACTTTAGCTGGTACTCCAATAGTTGTAAGCCAAGCTTTAGTTTATGGTTCAGGTAGTGCTAATTATGTATTAAACCAAGAAATGCAAGTATTAGGTAATTTAGGAGTAGAAAACCGTATCTGGATGCCTCTTCCTAATGATACTTTTGCTGTTGCTGGAGTTAATTATGATTGCTATTCTATTTCTTATGAAAATGCAATCTCTGATAAATCTGCACAAGGTCAAGGTAGATTAGAACCAGGAGTATTAGATATATATGTTGTAAATGGTACAACTATTACTAACTTTGAAAGTTCTTTAGTTTCTCTTACAGGGATACAATCTGCTACTTGGGCATAGTTTTTAAATTTTAATTTTTGATTTTAAAAAGAGGATAGAAATATCCTCTTTTTTTATTTAAAATAATACGTTAGCTTTGTAACATGAATACTATACTAAATAGTCTATCTGAAGCAGATAAAAATAAATCTTTTTTAACGATTTATAAAGATGGTGCTGATTTTGATATTAAAATGTCAGATTTTGCATCTGCTATTTCAAAAGGAAGTTTAAAATTATTAAACGGTATTGATTTGTCCGCTAGTCTTACAGAAGTAACTGATAGTATAGGTACTTCTTCTGTACTAAATTTAAGCACTACTCAAGTAAATATTGGTGGTGGTACAGCATTAGGTAGATTAGCAGTTAGAGGTGATGGAACAAACCCTGTAGCAAGATTTGAGGATAGTAGTGGAACATTAGTTTTTTCTGTTAATAATACAAATATATTTGCCGTTAGACCATTGTTTTTAGACCAAATTAATGCTTATTCATCACCCAATATATCTATAAATGGAAATACAATTGCTACCTCAAGCAGTACTATCACAACAGGTTCTTTTTCAACATTATCTGTTGTATCTTCTATAGGTTCTGCGACAGGCAATGCAAACTACAGACCTTTAAACCTAGCATACACCATTAATAATAGCGGAGTTCAAACAGGCAATGCAACAGGTCTATTCTTAAATGCAACCGAAACGGCTTTAAATGGGATTACTCATAATTTGTTAGATTTGCAGGTGGGTGGATTGAGTAAATTTAGAGTGCGAAATAACAATAATATTGACATTTATAATAATACTCAATTAACTTGGGTAACTTACAACGGTTATTTATATCATGACGCAAATAATTTTCAAATGTCAACGGCTGGTTCTATATTGTTTACTCCTGTAACGGGTTTATTAAAAATAGGCGGCACAACGTCAAGTTTTCCCGCAATAAAAAGAAACGGGGCGGCTATTGATTTTAGGTTGGCGGATGATTCGGCTTTTTGCAATATAAATGCGGCAAATTTAAAAGCCTCAATTATATTAAGTAATTTGTATTATGATGGTACGGGTACTCTGCCATGGCTTTTAGTTGCCGGCACAACTGCGGAATGTAATTTTAAAAGAAGTTCTTTGTTTTCAGAAGCCACGGGAACAGCGGTAGCAAGTGCACAAGTACAAATTGATAGCACTACAAAAGGCTTTTTAATGCCACGAATGACAACGGCACAAATAAACGCAATAGTAACACCCGCAAACGGTTTGCAAGTATATAATACTACAATTTCTCACGCGTGCTGTTATCAAAGCGGTGCATGGGTTAAATTTAACCATTCACCAATGTAATAACTAAATAAAAAATGAATACAATACTAAATAGCTTATCTCAAGCTGAAAAACTTAAATCCTTTGTATCAATATATAAAGACGGGGCTAGTTTTGAAATTAAATTATCAGATTTACTTGCAATATTACAACCAACAGTATTACAAGTAACAAATCCTGCAAATAATACACCATTAGCTGCTAGTGCAGCATTACAAGTAGATAGTACTACTCAAGGAATTTTAATTCCTAGAATGACAGCAACTCAAATATTAGCAATACCAAGTATAGCAACTGGATTAATGGTGTACAATACAGATATACAGTTACCTTGTTTCTGGAATGGTATGACTTGGCAAAGATTAACAAGTTTAGCAATGTAATCATGACTTTAGCAACTAAAATAAAACTTACTCCTAGTTATGATTGGAAATCAATCAAATTAGATGATATTACTGGAACAGGAATAACTGGTTATGGAAGTAATCAAGACCCTGTTGGCTTTAGAAGAATTACTTCAAGCGGTATAGATATTGTAAAAACTAGAATACGTATAACAGCACCTGGTTCTACTGTTCCTGTAATAGTAGATAGAACTGCTGCACAAGCATTTTCAATATTAACTAATGGGTATTCTATTATAAATACTGCTTTAGGATTTGCAGCAGATGCTCCATTAACAGACGGAATTTGGAAAATTGAATATGCTCCTTATTTTCCAGAACCTATTACCGATTGTTTAGCTTGGGTTCCAGGAACTTCTGGGTATACTGCATCTTTTAATCCTGGATATGCATCGCATTTTAAAAATGCAACTGCTATACAAACTTTAGTAGACCCTAAAAATTTAGATATATCGTCTATAAACTTTACAACTAGTGTAGTAACTTTTGTACAAAATACACAAGCACCAACAACAGACTTTAGTGCTTTACAAATAGGATTAGGTACAACTTTATATGTTCCTATTGCTAAAGCAATTAAAGAATGTTTAGATAACAAAGTAGCGGATGAAACAATATGTTCATGTGATAAAGTAAATTGTGAATTAGTAAATAAGTATTTATTATATGATGCAATGTTTGTTAATTGCGTAAATAGTAATGTTACTAAAGCACAACAAATATTTGATTTACTAACAACTTATTGTGGCGATAACTGTGGATGCTAACTATACAACTGAACAATTAAATGCTATTATTTTAAAATTAGATACTGCATTTATGAAACAAGCTAATCGTATTTACGCTAAATACGGATTAGGTATTAAGTGTACTGACATGTGCGCGTATTATAAATTATGGTTATATAAAAGAATAATAGCAGATTGGCACCAATTAGATAACGGTGATTCTACTGGTATTTATAATTCTATAACTGTAGACCAGTTTAACATTATTGTAGCTGATGCTTTGAATTACTGCGATTAAAATATATATTTGCAATATTAAATTAAACAATAAATAACATGACTAGATTAGAATCCTTAATTGCACAATTAATTACTTATTTCTCAAATTTATATAAAATTACTACCGGCAGCACCGGCAAAAACAATATAGTTTCTACTACTGCAGTAACTACCGGAGACTGGGTAGCAGTTCAAGTATTAGCAGATGCAGTTATATCTTCAGCTATTATTGATGGTGCAACTGTTACAGCATTGTCTGGAACAACTTTATCACAAGGTATTTGGTTATACGGTAAAATTACTTCTATTACTTTAGCTTCTGGCATTGTTAGATGTTATGGTAATATTAATATAGCTTATTAAGCTATTTAGAAATAAACTTATAAAATTATGGGAAACTTTGTAATCCCTAAAACTCCGCCTAGCCCAACTGTACCTGCTGGTGGGGCTGCAGGTCAAATATTAGCTAAAATAAATGATGTTAATTTTAACACTCAGTGGATTAATAATACTGATTTAGATGCTGCTATAGGAACAGGTACAATTAATTACATATCTAAATTTATAGGTTCTAATGCTTTAGGCAATAGTTTATTATTTGATAATGGAACTAATGTAGGTATTGGAACAGCTACTCCTATATCTACCTTAGATGTAAATGGTCAAGTAAGTATTAAAAATGGTTTAAATTTTTTTAAAGCTACAACAAATATTGTTGGAAGCTATAATGCAAATGCCTCTAATTATCAAGACTTATTAATAAAAGCTAATAGTTATGATTTTTCAATAGGTGCTGTTAATAAACTATTTATTAGTTCAGCAGGTAACGTAGGTATAGGAACTACAACACCATCAGTACCTTTAGAAATAGGTAAATCTTTAGGAATACAAGGAAAAATTAGATTGTGGAGTGGTAATGTTCAATGGGGTCAAATAGAAGGAGGAGATTCAATTCTTGATTTTAATGTAAATAATCAAATTGCTTTAACAGTATCTAGAAATGGAGGACATAAAATAGCAATACCTTCAAATAGTCAATTTGCATTTTCTTCTCAAGTTGGAGGCTCTTCTAGTATAAATTACTTAGATTCAGGAATTTCTAGATTAGGGGCAGCTAAACTATCTATAGGAAATGGAACAGTAGGAGATTATTCAGGAACTTTAATAGCAACTAATATAGGAATTGGTGAAACTTCTCCATTAACTACATTAGATATTAGAACTTCTGCTAATACTACAATAACGCCATTAGCTTCAGTACCTAATGTAGCTACTACAGTATTAATAGGTAATACAGGAACTAATGGAGTTTTAGCTATAGGCCATGATAATACAGGACACCCTTGGTTACAAGGAAGAAGTAGATTAGCAGGTGCTGCTGCTGAAGATATATTAATAAATCCTTTAGGAGGTAATGTAGGTATTGGAACTACATCACCAGTTTATTTACTTGATGTAGCGGGAGTAATTAATTCTGTTAGTGGATTGAGTACTACAGATGTAGCTTATCGCATAAATGGTTCTGGTATATTAGGTAAAACGACTGCAGGAAATTTTCCATCAAATACAGGATATACACGCTTTATAGGTCCAGGAATGTTATTCTCTGCAAATAATGATAATACTATACAAATGGTTATTATGCCGACTACAGGTAATGTCGGTATTGCTACTACAAATCCAGTATATAAATTAGATATTACTGGCGATGCGCGTACAACAGGTAATCTTACTATACAAGGCACTAGTACATTTGTAAATGAATTAAATGCTACAAGATATTTTCAAATACCTACAGGCGTACCTACAAATAATTTAGGAACACCTACAGTTACTGAAATGGCTTTGTTTGACGAACAGTTTGACAATAAAACTGCATTTTACCCATTTATATATGGTTCATCTATTTTAACTTTTGAAACTTATGATGGTACTACATGGACAGACATTAGTTCTACTTTAACAGATATTCAAAAGAAGCAGTTATTTGGAGGAGATATTTCTTCAAGCATTGTTATTCCTTATGGTACTGTTCAGTATCAAATTACAATAAACAATCCAGGACCATATGTTTACCTTAATGCTTTTTATAATTATTGGAGTAGTAATGGGCATAGTACACAAGTAAATATTTGGAAAAAGCATAACTCTGGTTCTTGGGTTCAACATACAACTTCAACAGTAGCAGTATCTTCTTGGCCTGGTCATTTATACTTGCCTTTTAATACAATACCTTGGCATCCTGCTGGTACTTTAAATGTTCATTACCATCAAGTTCGTGTTGTTTATACGCCTACTTGGAATGCAACTTACCCTACTAATAATATAGGTCTTTTTAAATTACAAATGTGGGGTGGATATCCTGCTGCAAAAAGAGTTATTTATAGTACAGACGAAAATCGTAATGTATCTTTTGGACAAAAAATTGGAATAGGAACCTCTACATTTATTGGTAATATAAAATTAGCAGTTAATGGTCAAATAGGAGGCCCAACTTATAGTGGTACTTATTTAGATGTTTCAGGAGCAATACCTGAATTAAGAGGAAACTCAGGTATAGGATATTATTCATCTGTAGGAAATCATATATTTTATGGTGGAAGCAGTGTTGAATATATGAGATTAACTACTGCAGGTAATTTAGGAATTGGTACAAACTCTCCTAATAATAAATTACATGTTGTTGGTGCTTATGATAGTGCTACTCAAGCACCTCTTGTTGTTCAAAATACAACTCCTTACGGAGGAGGTTTCACTGAATTTTCACAAATATGGCTTGATAGTTCAGGAGCTGTAATGTCATGGATGAGAAATGATGGTTCTTTTTTTATGGGTGGTACTCAAGGTCAAATGAGGGCAAAATTAATTGCTTATCAATCAGGAAATGGAGCAATTGACATGACTACTAACAACCTTGCTTTAACATCTAAAGGAGGAACTAACGGTAATATTACTTTAATTCCTGATGGCACAGGTAAGGTTGGAATTGGAACTACAGCTCCTACTACTATAGCAGAAGTTTTTAGATTAGAAACTGTAAATAGAACTTCTTATACTGATATCCTTACAGTTAGTGCAGGAGCAAATACTAATCCTTTTACAGGACATGGAGGAGGAATTTTATTTCGTGCTACAAATTATATTAGTGGAACAACATTAGTAAATAGTGCAAGAATAGGAAGTACAATTACAAATAACTCTGTAATACTTACAGGAGCAGATTTGTTTTTTGATGTTTCTCCATTACAAGATGGTGTTCTTTCAAGAGCAATGACTATTAAATATAATGGTAATATTGGAATTGGTAATAATGCACCAACAGCGAGATTACAAGTTAAAGGCGATGGTACTAATACTATTGCAATATTTGAAACTTCAGCAGGAGCATTAGCTTTATCCGTAAATAATAGCGGTAGTGCATTTGGTTTTGGAAGTGGAGGAATAAATTTAATTACAACAAATGATGGTACTACTAATGTAAATACAGGTACAGGATTAATTTATAGAGGCAATGTTTCAACATCAAATACAAGTATTTACTCTCATTATTTTAGTAATAATAATATAAGACAAGCTGTTAGTGGAACAATTGGATTAGTTGATTATAGTTCATCATTTTCAGCAGGAGCAGGTTCGGCTAATTTTAGACCATTAAATATAGGATATACAATTAATAACTCAGGAGCACAAACAGGAACAGCCACAGGCATATTTTTAAACGCAACTGAAACAGCTTTGAATGGTATGGTTCATAATCTTATGGACTTACAAGTGGGGGGAGTTAGTAGGTTTAGGGTAGGAAGTGACGGGGCTCTTTTTTGTACAGGCAACTTAACTATACCAAGTACAAATTATATATTATTTGGTTCAAATGGTAGATTTAGAGCAATAAGTGATGGAGTTTTTATTTTTGTTTCTAATTCAGGTTCAGATTTTAATAGAATACAATTAGGTGGTACAACAAGTAGTTATCCTGCAATAAAACGTAATGGTGCGCAATTAGATTTTATAGTAGCTGATGACTCGGCTTATTGTAATATAAGAACGGCAGCAATTAGTGCAACAAGTATTTATAATAATGTAGGTGCTTATTATATGGATACATTTGGATTTGTAAAAAATGCAAATACAAATACAAGACTAAACATTTTTAACAATGGATATTCAATAGAACTTGGAGCAAGTAATGTAGTTGCAGCAAGTGCAATATTTGAGTTAAAAAGCACAACTCAAGGATTCCTTCCACCAAGAATGACTAATGCACAAAGGTTAGCAATACTTACACCAGCTGTAGGCCTTATAGTATATTGCACTGATGTTGTTGAAGGCTTATACATTAATAAATCAACAGGTTGGACTTTTATAGCTTAAATAGTCTATAGATTATTTATTTTTATTTACTTGAAAAAATCTTAACTTTGTAAAAAAATATTATTTATAATAATGAAAATAGGAATAGGCCTAGGAATAGAATATAGCAATTTTAAAAAAAAGGCTGTTGTAGCGTATGATGTAGACGCATTAGCTTATTTTGCAAGAGTAACAGCAGCAGGTGGAAGTTTAACTACTCCTGAAAAAAATGCTGCTAATACTTTAACGTTAGCTATGAAAGCTGCAGGTGTTTGGACTAATGCAGTAGCCGTTTATCCTTATCTAGGAGGTAGTGCTGCAAGTTGTGCTCAGAATTTAAAAAGTGCTAGTTTTACAGGAACATTTAATGGTGCCTGGATTTACTCAGCTGCTGGAGCTGCACCTGATGGAACTAATGCTTATTTTAATACTACAATTGAAGTATGGCCAACATTACCTGATACTAATAGTTTCAGTATGAGTACTTATATAAATACTCCTGCTAAAACCGGTGCTTACCAAATGGGAGCAATAGGAGGTAACGGTACATACAATTTAATTGGAGCACATGTTGTTGATGCAACTACTGGGTATTATTTAAATAATACTACTACAGTAACTAATATTGTAGATGCATCTTCTGTAACAGGGTTTTTAGCAACATCTAGAATTGCAGCCGGTGAATACAGATATTATAAAAGCGCTACAAGTGCATTAATTACTGCAAATTCTAATAGTGTAGCATATTTATACCCTTTATTAATGGGAGCAGGAAACGGTTTTGGCGGTACTCCTAATGCTTACGATACAGGAAGAATAGCTTTTGGGCATATTGGTAGTGGAATGAACGATACATTAATGGTAGCGTTAAGAACTGCAGTAAATACATTTCAATCAACTTTAGGAAGAGTATAATTATGTTAGGATATATATTAACAGTACCACAAAAAGAAAGTATTCAAGGAATAGAATACGCACCATTTCAATATTTTAATTGCGTGCAAGATATTAACGGAGTTTGGTTTACATTTTTAACACCTCAAGATATAGTTTTAATTACAGATACAACTTACAGTTGGATTTTAAATTGTACAAAAGGAGAATATGTAGCTCCACCAACTCCACCATTACCATAATTTTAAATAAATATAAATATGATAAAAGTAACAGAACCGTGTTTCATAGCTACAAGCACTGAAACTCAAACAAGTACGAAAGTAGGTTTACTAACTGTAAACTATAATTCTTTTTTAGGAAGTAAATTAGTAGATGGAGAAAATGTTAACCAAGGGTACATTCAATCATTCGTTTACACTGAAACTATGAATTCTATTATGAATGATGTTCAGGAAGATACATTATTTACTGGAAATATTTTAGCAGAATTAACAGATATGTATATCAGTAAGTTGCAAATATTGAATCCAAACGTTACATTTGTAAGCACATTATAGAAAATAGAAATATGATAACTTTAAGCGAAGAAAAATTAAAAGAATTGGATTCATTTATCCAAGAGATGCCGACTAAATTTGGTTTACCGTTAATTCAATTTATTAATAAAATAATTGAAGAGCAAAAGCCAAAAGTAGAAGAAGCAGAAGTAGTAAATTAATTAACTAACTAACTAATAAAAGGTAGACTCGTACTCTACCTTTTATTTAAACACATATAATAACAATGGCTGGAGTATTACCTATTTCTTTTTCAGATTTTTTAAAGGACCCTTTTAAGGCGACAATGTTTCTAATTATTATCTCAGTAGGTTACCTATATGTAGATAATAAACTAATGTACCAAAAACAGATTGAGAAATCTGATGCAAAGATTGAGATAATGGACTATAAGATAGACCAATTATCTATTGCATTAAAAAGGTCAGACTCTGCATTAGCAGTAGCAGTTACGAAGTTGGACATTTTAACCCAAATGAAATGATGAAAAGTATACTACTCATAGCCACAACGTTAGCCATTACGGTATCCACACTAACTCATGAACCAGAATCAAAAAACACAACCCCAGACTCAATCGATTCTTTATTGGCTAAAAGCAAATCCAATTTTGTTAAAGCTAATTCTTCAATCAAAGTGGCTGAAAAACTTCAGAAAGAAAGTTTTGAAACCATTAAGACTAAGATTGCAACACTTGAATCAGAAAATAAATCTTTAACTTTTAAACTAGAACACTATGAAGACACTATTCCTACTGTTGTTGACTCTGTTGAGCCTTTCAACTTATTCCCAAATAATTAAAAAAGTAGACGGAGAAAAAGTAGTAGTGTTTACCCTTGTTCAAGCTAAGCAGGTAAATGATACCTTTGTATATCAAAGAGCTGAAATTGAAAGGTTAAAAAATATTAAGCCTATTGTTAGAGTAGATACAGTAGAAATTATAAAAATAATACAAACAGAACAAAAAGACCAATTATTTACAATAGAAGGTTTTGTGTTTATAGTAGTACAAGGAATAATAATGTTCCCATTAATATTTATGAAATGAAATTCTTAGAAATCATCAAAGACGAAAAAGGCCAGTTTTCTTCTAAAAGAGTAGCAGGCTTATTATGTACAATAACATTGTGCATTACTATGTACCACAATTCATTCTCATTAGTAGAGGTTGCTCCTTCAACAATATTAGTTGAGTCAGTAGCCTTATTAGCCTTTGGTGCTTTAGGTTTAACCTCAGCAGAAAAGTTCAAAAAAACTGAAGATAAATAATTAAAAAATTTATTATATTTGCAACTATGAAATTAGAAGTTATTAGAGATACCTTTACTGATAAGTCTACAATCGGTAAGTTAAGTTTAGGTGGTAGATTTTTTTGCTATACTTTAGAGGATTTCGATAGAGACCTTAATAAAGATGGTGACTTGTTAGATTTAGGTGAAGCTAAAGTTCACGGTAAAACTGCAATTCCTAGAGGAACATATACAGTACAACTTACTATGTCTAATAGATTTAAAAAGGTTTTACCTTTAATAGTTGCTGTACCAGGATTTGAAGGAATCAGAATTCATCCAGGAAATACTGCTGAACACACAGAAGGTTGTTTGTTAGTAGGAGAATCTAAAGCTAAAGATTTTATTGGTGGTTCTCAAATAGCATTTAATAAATTAATGGATATATTAACAAAGAGCAAGGAGCCTATTACTATTACAATAAAATAATGGAAACATTAGGCTTTATAGCAGTACTACTATTAGTACAAACAAGTTTAAATGCAATATCAGATTCTATTAT